TGCAGATGTTCCATCAGCGGATGTTGAAGTCCAAAGTTTAGTATTAAAATGTTTAGTAGGATCAGCAATACTAGGATCATCAAAGTTGCTAGTGTTTATCGCTTTGAATCCTGTAGGTGGTGCGTAATAGAAGTCTTCTCCTGCCGCACCTGATGTTTTTGCTCCAGCGAATGAACTGTCTTGCCCAAAATTAAACGTGCCAGTAATAGTGTTTGAGGTACTGCCTCGCCCCATAGCCGCTACCCAAGTCTTATTGGCTAGTTCAGTGGTGTATGCCGCTCCTGTTTTAGACGCGCCGCTTGTTGGATCACCGCTATTCATCCAAGTATTGTTTTTAGCGAAGTACATTGCGTTGTTATCCATATCAACAGCAATACCCATTACATCTCCATGAGTCCACGACACGCCATAACTTGAACTAGATGTTGGTGCGTACTTATCACCATCAACATAGATATACAAGCCGTCACCGGCTGTACCTGTATATCCTCTGCTTAAACCTTTAGTCACATCGGCAACACCTAACATCCATGAATTGTCAGAGTTCACACCACAAAACTCAAAGTACCATTTACCGGTAGACATTCCTAAATTACTAACTTGAGTATATTGAGCATTACCACCTACTTCAGAAACCTTAAGATTACCTTCGATAAATGTGCTAGATGAAGCATGATAAGGGTCTAAAGGATTCATCGTAGAAAAGTTATTCGTCGGACTATCAAGTACCTGATCTGTAGCCGCTAGATTGGTTACAGTAAAATCGTTGGTGTTACCGCTAGAGTCATCACCTAATGCAGATGAGTCTTGGAACTTTAGGTAGAAGCCGTTAGTGCCGTAACTTCCTGTGTACTCAATCGCTTGCCATTGATTAGTGTCGGCGTTGGTTTCACCAAAGGATGCAGGTGTAAGGGCTTGTCCGTCTACGAAGTTTACTTCGGACATATACCCATCATAATAATAACCCGCATAAGTGTTTAGGCTTCCAATATACATACCAGAAGTATTGTTAATTTCTCCGTCTTGGTTTAAAGCTGGATACCCACCAGTACCACTTGTTCCACCAATAAAGCCAGCAAGTCGCTCTCCATTTATATAAATTTTTACTCTATTGGTACTTGTTGCTTGCGTTGTATCCCATGCTACAACAACATGATACCAAGCACTGACATCCCTAAAATAACGATCGCTTATTAAATAACCTGCGCCAGAAGAGTTTGTATGCTCAAAATAAAATTGATCAGCCAAAAAAGCCATCGATTGTCTTTCACTTGAGTCAGCACTACTAAAAAACCAGTGTTGATTACTTGGGTTTAAATATCCACGTTTAATCCAACCACTCCAAGTCCAAGTCTTACGGTTCCCTACGCTAGAAGGAGTTCGTTCTAATCTTGAGGCGTCATGTTGGTTAAACCGCAACGACTGGTCTATGTCGTAGCCAGAAGATGGTTTAGCAATACCAGACTGAAGAAGAGTCATTAGGTTAAAGCTTCACTCGCTGAAACGTAGGCGTTAGTGCCGTCACAGTAATAAGTTACAAGATATGTTCCCGCTGTAGATACATCCCATGATGCCCCTTTCTTTACTTCTGATCCAAGGCTAATGGTATGACCCGAAGTGTTAATAACTTTGATAAACCCTGACTGCCCAGTTTCTTCATTAGTAAACTCAAGAGTATCCGCACCGCCGGGTGTGTAATGAAAGTTATTTGCTGTATCAAGATCAAGCGTCCCATCCGTTACAGTGGATGGTGTACCGCGCTGAGAACCTGACCAGGACTGATCAGCGGCAAGCGTAACAAGAGCTGTGATGCCATCAAGCAGATTCAACTCTGTGACGTTCGCATTTACCGCTGCCGCCGTCAGATTTGGAAACTGCGTCTGGAGAACGGCTTTTATCAAACGAAGATGGTCATCTCCCTCGCCTACCGCATCTCCTACAGCCGGATACGAAGTATTAAGCTGGCTGATGTATGAAGCTGTTTCGACAGTCATAATTACGCACTCGCGGCAGTAAGCGTCACAGTAATTTCCAGTGTGTCGCCAGAAATAACAGATCGGGCTGAAGCGAAGTCCACCACTCCGTAAAGCGTTCCAGAAGTCCCGGATTTGGTGTTATTGCTTGAGATGAAAGCACCAGCAACCGTTGCGGTTGCATTTGAAGAAAACGTGGCTTTGCTCCCACTGTTATTAACGCTCTGACTTGAGACAGTACCCAGAGTTAGGGTCGGACGGTTCGACTGACTGTATCCGGCTAACTCGCTCCAAGAAGAGTGCGAAGACATTGTGTCAGCAGCGGCTGCTGTACCAGCTCCTTTCAGACCAACGTACCAAGCAGCAGAATAAGACGATCCTTTTAAATACTTGTTTAAAAGGTCATCTAATCCAGCATTAACAATTATGTTGTCTTTTGTCTCTTCCCACTTAACCTCACCATTAGAATCTTTACAGACAATATTCCAGGTGTTTTTGAGTTTCAGAGACACATTATTTACTTCGTTCATTTTTAAGCCTCCAATGGCTTTTATGTCAGCGTAAGTCGTGTTTTTCAATTTGGGTAATCCACTACGGTCCAGGTTGTTGCACCATCAGAAACATCGCTCCAGAGAAATTCATTTTCAGCGAAAATAGAACCATTTACTGTCAATGTCACTGTGTCTTGGAAAAACTGACCAAGAACTAAATTGTTTGACACTGCAAAAGAAACAGATTCTGGATAATTGACGTTATTGACATAACTGTTAGTGACACCAAAGGTGACTGAATCTGCGAATGTCAATACATCGATTTGCGTCAATCCATTAGAAGCCGCAAAAGAAACCGCCTCAATAAATGTAAATCCACCAATTGAGGTAAAACCGTTATTAAGTGCGAGACTGATTGCGTCTGAAAAAGTCGCGACCCCGGTTGCGGTTTTCCCTGCACTGACAGCAAAACTAATGCTGTCTGCGATGATGTTTAAATGACTTGCTGAGTAACCTGAACTTGACGCAAGTGACGCGCTGTTGGCTTTAGCAGGGCTATTCCAATCAATACCAATCGTTGACCACGTTATCGGCGCAGTCGATTCAGCCCAGGTAATCGGCGCGGTCATGGATTGCCAGAAGTGTTCATAATCCGCATGGCTGAACCGCTATGACGATCTTGAGCGTCTGCATATTGCAACGACTCGATCCCTCTCTGATAGCCAGCCGACCAAGTAGCCAGTCTGGCGTCGTTTACCAAAAACGCCTCTGCCTCCATAAGCGCGGCATACAGGTAAACATCTGGAGCGTTGGTCAGAACCCAATTAGTTGTCGTTGTGCTCGACAATGAATCAAAGCGTTTGTAAAACAGCATCTCAATCGTCATTACGGCAGCGGGTGTCGGTCCGAGCTGCAACTCATCAGCCACGATCGTGTAGTAATAGGGGGTTCCGGTTGTCGTGCCGCCCCACATCCGGTCATACATTTCGGGGGTGACGTATTCCAGGATGCGGATAGGTGTGCCGTTGACCTGAAAGTTACGCATTTGCAGATAGTTGGTCGGCAATGCGTAATTACGTTGATCAGCAACAGTTGATGCCGTTTGTTTGGTTTCCATCGCCCGGATACGCAGATCCCGGTTAAACCTGGCTTCCGCGAGAGAAATAAACTCAGGAATACGCGCAGTAAGATCGTCACGATCAAGCCAATTTGCTACAGCCGTCTGGAGTTCGCTGTAGGTCGAGATTGCCATTAGCGCGTCAGTTCAGAAACGTAAACAACGCCGCCGGTTGATACCTGAAGTGCTGCGACTTTCTCGCCACCGTGGATTGAGAAGTAAGTGGGCCAGTCTTTCAGAAGAAAAACGCCGTTACTGGCTGTTGCAGTCGGAGATGCACCAAATGCCAGGTAAACATTCTGTGTTGCGGTGATCAGCACATCGCTGACTTGTGCGCCAACACCGTTGCTAGTTGCAGCAGACGTACCCGCACTTGTGATGGTCTGAGTCGCCCCAGCCGGTCGATAGTTCCCTTTCATGTGTTTTTCCTAAAGGTCAGTTGGGGAGGTTTTTAAAAACTTGTTGTCTGGATTGTTGAGATAAGCCGCCATCAGCTTGCTATCTTTTAAGATCGCGCCGTTGGTTTCTTTTATCCATTGTTCCAGGACGGTTTTGGGAATCGTGGCGCACTTATGCCACTCGCCACGCTTGCCCATTGATAACTTGTCGCCATAGTCGTTGTACTGGCGTTTATTGGCATCAATGATGGATTGCACATCTTGGACGGTGTTGAACGTGACAGATCCATCTGCGTGTTCGTGCATATCGGTTCTTCGATATGGTTCAACGTCAAATATGGTTTTGCGATCAGACATAGCCGACATTTCCTACTTTGGGCGCACCGTTAGAGGTGTCGCTATAAGCGTCTTGCAGCCACTCCGTAGAGTTCTTCGGACGTTTAACTTCTTTTGGTGCTGGCGGCTGTTTTTTGGAAATTTTGTTGCTCAGTTTTTTTAAATCTTTGTCCATTTGATACCTTTCCACCTTTTTATCGGTACGGATTTGGATTAGGTCGTTTACCCTTTTTTCCTTTTTTCATGTTTTCCAGTTGCTCCTTGCTTTTGCTTGTGCTTTTTTTGACAACTCTCCGTAATGAAAGAGCGGCTTGCTTGACGCGGCGTGCTTTGCGCCAGAATGAAGGTTGCCGTTAGGCATTTTGTGATACGCACCTTTATGTTCTTTGCCGTTTCCACGGTAGTGCTTAACACCCATACCCATTGTTTATTCCTTGTCTTGGTTTCAAAAAAAAAGGGGCGAGTTTCCCCGCCCCTTCTCTTGGTG